ACAGATCAAGTTTAAGATTAATAGGGTAATCTTCCTGATCTGTTACCAATGCCTCATTCACAATGTCTTCAATAGCAGAATCAACCTCTTGATACTTTGAAATTTCACGGTATCTACGGATTAATTCATTCTCATTTTTGATTGAACCTTCTATATCAAAGGTCAGACCATAGTGAGAACCAGCTCCTACAGACGAATCATATGTAATAGCACCGTCATTGTTCGGTGGTGCTACTACAGATGGGATCTGCTCATTCTCATTTGATTTCCGCTTGAACTGAAAACCAAACAGCTGTGCTAATAATGAAGACGGATTTGCCATTAAGCTACAATCACACCTTGACCAGAATCTGATTCAAAGTAGTTATAATCAAAGGTTACTTGGAAAGTAGCGATTTGATTGTTTGTTTCCCAGTCAAGACCAATTGCCCCAACTTCAATTGGGAATGCATCACGCATGATGTATGTCTTGGACTGACCATCATTACGATCAAGAGCAATGATACTAATATCGGTCTGATAAACAGAAGGTTGTACAGCGCCACCGGTTGCATTTGGACGAGCAATGGTGTTTACCCATGACTCAAATGCATTACGAACCGAGAAGTCTGTATCTGTATAGATGTCAATAGTCCATGGCTGGAATGTACGTTCACCAGCAAACTTTACTTGACGTCCACGATATGATGTTTGAATAGTTTCAACCGTTGACGCTGGTAGAGATGCAGACTTAGCCAAGAATTGTGTTTTCTGACCAGCTGTTGGACCACCAGGAATAATTGAAGGGAATGTTAACATCACTTGGAACTGATTAGGACGATATCCGCCATTAATCAGTTGAGCTTTGAATTGTCCTATTTGTGCCATTCGGGCGCCTCTTTCTTGTTATGGGATTTTATCCGCTTTGTTTATTTATAATGGGACCGAAGTCCCATTCCATTAAGCTGAGGTACCAGAACCTGCAACTTCAGAGAAGGCCACACCAGTCTTGGTAGCCACAAAGTTCAACTGCAGATAGTTGATAGAACGTACTGGCTTGACATAAATGTCACCAACAAACTTATTGGTATCAATAACTTGCATGGTGTTATTTGTCTCGTCAGCAACAACGCGGAAGTCAACGATACCACGACGACCTTGCACATCACGCAGGAATGGAGTTACCATACCAACGAACTGAGCACGGGTAAACGCATCATTGAATTCAAACAGTTGGTACTTAGCAGCAAGACCAATTGCTTTTTCCAGGGTGATAAACAGACGACGCACATTGATACGATCAAATGCACTTGGTTTAGCTTGCAGAGTCTTATCACCGTACAGAACAACGCCTTGACCAGGGAAGCTAACGATTGGATTAACACCTGCTTTGTATAATGTGTCACGATCTGTTTGACGGGGATTGTAACCAAGTTTAACAACGTTCTTCAACTGACCGCGGTTATAACCTGCGGGCGACCACCATGCGTCATTGGTTTGATCGGTGCGTGCGCACAGACCAGCAATGTCACCATTCATTGGAATCCAACGATATGTGTCATTGTAACGGTCATACTGGTATTTCACACCGGTATCCATCATTGCATATGACGAAGAAGTCAGAGCATTACGGTAAGCTACAATCTTGTCTGCCATTGTAGAATCTGTACCGATGATAGAAGCACCAGAGGAAACATCTTCAGGAGAAACAAATGCTACGCAATCCTTACGGAATTCAGCGATGCTTTGGATGATATAGTTTGCAACGGTTGTGTCTGCTTTACCAGCCATAACCAAGCTAATATCAAACTGTTCTGTATTCTGGAACAGTGTATATGCATCCATCTTTTGACCATCAGTTGATGTCAAGTGATCAACACCACCAACAAGAGCAACGGTTTGAGCAGCAGACAGACTGAATGTCTTAGAAGTCAGGGCAACAGCGGCATTAGCAGCAAGAGCAACCGATGTAGCAGAAGTGAAAGCCGCGATAGTACCAACAAATACACCAACATCACTGTACAGTGCTTTGCCGATATCAGCAGTTGTGAACGAAGTACCAGTACCTGTTACGGTTGGCGAGCTAGTTGTAGTTGTTACTGTACCAGCAGAACCGGTAGCAATGAATGGTTGACCAGTCAGAGCAACAGTTGCATTAGCAGTCAGTGTAACAGCAGTAGCAGATGTGTAAGTTGTGATTGTACCGATCAACACACCAGTGGATGTGTACAGTGCTTTACCAACGTCTGTTGCAGCAAACGCGGTACCTACACCAGTCACTGTTGCTGCAGAAGTTGTAGTTGTGATTGTACCAGCTTGTACGGTACCAGTCAACATATTGGAGAATGCACCAGTAGATGTAGAACCCCACGCATTACCAGCGGTCTGATAAACAGGGTGATCCATCCAGTTAAGATATGCGGAATTTACATTGATAGCATTCTTGTAATAAGAAGATGTTCCATCAGGATACTTTGCATTTGGATGCTTAGACACGAATGCATATTTTTCTAGAACTGTACCAGCGGTACCAGACCATTGACCAGAGTTGTCAATAACAACTACGTGCAATTCGTCATTGGAAACACCGTTTGCGCTTGCCCAAGTAGAGTTACCAGGTGCACCAGTGAATTGATTTGCATACGCCCATGCACCCCACCCACCTGCATCGCAAGTAGATACAGTCAGACTATTACCTAGTGCACCAGGATATGCTGCAGACCATTGACCAACCAAGTTACCATTGCCGTTGATGAAGCTAGCAGTGTAGATATCTTCATTGTTGATCTTGATACCACCAGTTGCCACTGTAACTGTACCGATAGTTGCACCAGTACCAGTAGAACCAGTACCAGAAGCAGGAACAGACAGAGTGACCGTTGGCGCAGATGTGTAACCAGTACCTGCATTAGTGATTGTGATACCAGTGATTTGACCACCAGAAACAACTGCGGTTGCAGTAGCTTGTGTACCACCAGATACGTTAGGAGCAGGAATATTAACGGTTACGTAACCAGAAATATAGTTGCTACCCATTGGGGTTGTCGTCAGAGGGATGCTGGTGATAGAACCAGTAAGCTGAGCAACGGCATTACGTTGATTAGTTGTATCTGTACGAGCAACATACAGAGAGTTTGAATACGACAAGAAGTTTGCCGCAGTAAACCATGATGGTGCATTACCTGACTGTGGTTTACCGTATGTCTTGACTAGAGTTCCCTCAGAGTCAATCATTGTTACAGCTCCTACTGGTCCCCAAGTTGCATCAATAGCAACCGCGCCGGTAGAAGTAGAAACTGCTGGAACTACAGCGGTTAAGTCGCGTTCTTGAATAAGCACGCCTGGTGATAGTAAATCTGCCATTATTTATTTCCTTGTTAAGAATTATCCGAATACCTATATTATTTATAAAATTAAAAATTCAACAGTTCTTCTCGTTCTGTTTCGGTTCCATCCGAGAAAAATCCAACGGGCAGAACTTCTTGTTCAATTGCATTAATTCTTTCTTGGTATATGATCTTACGCATATCTATGTCACCCATATCTTTGAAATATGTCTGTGTGCTCAACCATCCAAACAGAACTAATGTCATCATCAAATCGTCATGGTAACCTTCATCTGCAGCATAACTATCTTTGACTTGAACAAAAGTAGTTATTTCATGAATTATGTCACCATCTGGTATTACAAGTTGACCTTCTTCAATCAGAGCTTTGATGTTGGCACAACCTATGCGTTTTACCTTTTTATCGGTTTGCACGCCGGGTCGTGTAATCTGACCAGAGAATCCACCACCAATAGCCTGACCAGTTTTACCACGTGTAACCATTAAGATGTTTTCATACTCTAACTCATGATACATGATGTGTGGTACTTGCTCAGACACGTTGATTTCAAACAAGATCCAAGCATCATTATAGTCACGTGCTACTTTGTAAATCACGCTGGGAAATAGAATAGGAGAAATCAGGTTGTCTCTGTATTTACCAACAACTTTATACGGTGATGCTGATATGTCAATGATGGTAAAAGCAGAGTAATCTGCGCCCAGACCCTTTGATGGATCTACTACTATAACGTAAATGTGATCTTTATGTCTGCCTGATGGATCTTTTTTGATCACCTTTTCATATAGATCCAAACCATCCTTTGAGTAGATTGGCTTGGAAACAGCCATCTTTGAAGAAATATCGGATCTAATAAGAGTATTTGATGAACCGATAAATGAGCAAAGTACCTCTTGAGTAAACTTAAGTTCTCCAAGAACTCTCAATTGTTCATCTGCCCAAGCCTGATCCCGTTTTGGATGTTCTTGGTATTTTACTTCAACAGCGGTGAATCCATTTACACCTTGCTCTGCTTCTGTCCAAAATTTCCAGAAGTGGTTGTAACCCAATGGAGTAGATGTTATAACAATCTTTGTCGTTTTACCTGATGAAATTGTAGGATATGTGGAGATAAAGAAATCTTCAAACACGTTGGCTGGAATAATAGCCATTTCATCCATGTACACAAAGTTCAGTGATTTACCCCGAAGACCCGAACCTGTTGTTGCGGCAGTGAATACTTTACTACCGTTTTCTAGTTCAATAGAACCTTTGTTCCATGTGGTAACACCTTGTTGCAGGAACATCGGTAGATATTCATACATAAGCTGGAAACGAGACATGATTTCTCGGGCGCCTGACGCCTTATTAGCCAGAATTGCCGACTGCGTGTTGTCATTGAATAAACAGTACCATAAGATGTATGCGGCAACAACCTGAGATTTCCCCATCTGCCGAGGCTGCATACTAATTACCCAGCGGTTGTCATTCAGAGCATTGATGAATCTCTTCTGGTAATCAAACAGATCAAACGAAATAAGACCGTCATCCAAGGAGACGATCTTACAGTAGTTTGTTATAAAATAGATTGGATCACTTTTACAACGCAGATAGATGTCAAGTTCTTCAGATGTAAAAGAAATTGGAAC